GCTTCCCTTTTGCACCCGCGAAATTGGTTAAGGGGGGGTCCGTGGCAGGAATCGCCCGTCGGCCGGTGCCGGCGCCACGTTGACGCGTGGCGCACGCGCCGACGCGAGGCCGACCGACGACCCACCCGCCGCGCGCGTCGTTTCTGGGGCGTCCTGACGCGTCCGTCGCCGTCGACGGCTCGGTCGACCGCCCGAAAGGTGAGAACATGACGAACCGACGACCACGACGCGCCGCGCCGGCGCCGGCCGACCCGCCGACTTTGGACGCGCTCGCACTCGATCCGGAGAACCGGCGCATGCACCCGCCTCGTAACGTCGACCTGATCGCGAGCGCACTGCGCGACGTCGGCGCCGCGCGGTCGATCGTGATCGACGAACACGGCCGGATCCTCGCCGGCAACGGCGTCGCGACGGCGGCGCGCGCGATCGGCCTGTCGAAACTGCGCATCATCGAAACGGCCGGCGACGAGATCATCGCGGTCCGCCGGCGCGACCTCACCGACGAGCAGAAACGCGCGCTGGCGATCTACGACAACCGCACGTCGGAACTGGCCGAGTGGAACCTCGAGCAGCTGGCGCTCGACAAGGCGGCCGGCCTGACGTTTCGGCCGTTCTGGACCGACGACGAAGAAGCCGCGATCCTGTCGAAAGGCCTGAAGGAGGGACGCACCGATCCCGACGACGTGCCGGCCGTGCGCGCGACCGACATTCAAGTCGGCGATCTGTTCGCGCTCGGCGGTCACCGGCTGCTGTGCGGCGACAGTGGCGACGCCGCGCACGTCGCGCAGGCGTTCGGCGGCGTGCGTGGCGACGCCGTGCTGACGTCGCCGCCGTACAACGTCGGCGTCAAATACAAGGAACACGACGACTCGACGCAATCGCGTGACGCGTACTTCACGTGGCTGCACGACGTCGTCGGCCTGTGGTCGCGCGCGCTGCACCCGCGCCGCGCGTTCATTTGGAATGTGGGCGTGTCGCCGAAGACCGCGCCGCACGAACACGTGCGCATGCTCGAGGCCGCCGGCCTGACGTTCGTGCGACAGTTCGTCTGGCAAAAGGTCGGCGTGCCGCTGCCGACGTTCCACATGACGCGCGCCGACCCGCGCGTGCGTCGGCTGACGGCGAATTACACGCACGAAATGGTCTACGTGATGACCACGGGCCGCGAGCTCGAGCAAGGCGGATCGCTGGCGTTGCGGAATGAAACGCTCGAGCACGACGTGTTCACCGTGCAGCAGACCATGTCGACCGTCGATCTGCCGTTGAGCGCCGGCTCGCGATCGGGCGCGCCGCGCACCGGGAAAAACGATCTCGACCGCCGGTCGCGCAAGGTGCACCCGGCGCCGTTTCCGGTCGCGTTTCCGATCGCGTTCCTGCAGCACTACGTCGGCCCGGGCGAGGTCGTCGGCGAACCGTTTTCAGGATCGGGCAGCACCATCATTGCGTGCGAACAGCTCGGCGCCGTGTGCGTCGCGCTCGAGCTGACGCCGCAGTATGTGCAAGTCGCGATCGACCGGTGGGAAGCGTTCACCGGTCAACAGGCGCGCAAGCTCGGCGACGTCGCCGGCGCGCGCCGAAAGGCTCCCCATGCGCGGCCGAAAACCCAAGCCCACCGCGCGACGCGTCCTCGAAGGTAACGCGTCGCACCGACCGCTCAACCTCGACGAGCCGAAACCGGCCGCGCCGGCGGCCGACTTCGATACGGCACCGATCGAACTGGCCGATCACCCGACGGCGATCGCCGAGTGGTCGCGCCTCGCGCCGCTCTTGCGACAGGCCGGGCAGGTCACGCTTGCCGATCGCAGTGCATTGATCGCCGTGTGCCTCGAGTGGGATCGCTACCTTGACGCGACGCGCCAGGTCGCGCAGCACGGCCTCGTCGTCACGACGAAGAGCGGGTATCCCATGACGAACCCGTATTTGGTGATCGCGACAAAAGCGCTCGCCGGCTGTAACAAGCTCTGGCCCGAGCTCGGCCTCACGCCGTCGAGCCGCGCGCGCGTGAAGTCGACGCCGTTGTCGCCGGTCGACGACCCGTTCACCGAGTTCGATCTCCCGCCGGCCAGCACGCCGCAGTGACGCCGAACCCGATCGACACGTATGCGCGCCGCGTGGTCGCCGGCACGGTGCTCGCCGGCAAGTATCACCGGCTCGCGTGCGCGCGGCACTTGCGCGACCGCACGCGCGAAGGTACGAAAGCCTTCCCGTATCGGTTCGACGTGGCGCGCGCCGACCGGTTCTTCCGGTTCGCCGAGCAACTGAAGCACTACAAAGGCGAATGGGCCGGCCGGCGGATCCAGTTGCAGCCACACCAGCGGTTCTATCTCGGGTCGGTGTTCGCGTGGATCCACGTCGACACCGGCCTGCGGCGCTTCCGTACGGTCTACTGCGAGATCCCGCGCAAGAACGGCAAGTCGCTGATCGCCGCGATCGTCGCGTTGTATGGCACGTTTTTCGACGGCGAACCGGGCGCCGAAGGATTCGTGATCGCGACGAAACGCGCGCAAGCAAAAATCGTGTTCGCCGACTGTAAGCGACTGGTGCAGTCGAGCGGCCTGCGCTCGCGCATTACGGTTCTCATGGCGAATCTGCATTACGAGCGCGTCGCCGCGAAACTCGAACCGCTCGGCGCCGACTACGATTCGACCGACGGCCTGAACCCGCAGATCGTGATCGTCGACGAAGCGCACGCCATGAAACACCGGGGCATGATCGACGTCATGGAAACGGCGACCGGCGCGCGCCGTCAACCGATCGTGTTCTGGATCACGACGGCCGGCTCGGACCCGTTGACGCCGTGCGGCGACCAGCATCACTACGCCTGCCAGATCCTCGATCGCGTGCTGGTCGACGACACGTTCTTCGCGTTCATCGCGCACGCCGACGACGGCGATCCGCCGTTCGCCGTGCGCACGTGGCGCAAAGCGAATCCCAATTACGGCGTGTCGGTGAAGCCCGACGACCTCAAGGCGCTCGCGCGGAAAGCGCAATTTATGCCGCCGGCGGCGGCCGCGTTCAAACAGAAACGCCTCAACCTCTGGGTCAACGCGATCGCGCCGTGGCTGTCGCTCGAGGGCTGGCGACGGGGGCAGTCGCTGTGGACGCTCGAGCAGCTGGCCGGCGCGGAGTGCTGGATCGGAATCGACATGAGTTCCAAGATCGACCTGACGGCCGTCGTCGCATTGTTCCCGCCGACCGAGGCGCGCGCGCGCTGGATTCTGCAGGCATGGTGCCTCACGCCTGAGGACACGCTCGAGGAACGCGCGCACCGTGACCGTGCGCCGTATCTGGTGTGGAAGGACGCCGGCGTGTTACTGACGAACCCGGGCAATCGGATCGATCAGGACGTGATCCGCGATCTCGTCTGCCGCGCGCGCGACCGGTTCACCGTGCGACAGGTCGGCCTCGATCCGTGGAACGCCGGCAACCTCGAGAACGACCTCAAGGAGGACGGCCTCGACGTCGTCGAAATTCCGCAGACCATGCAGCAAATGAGCGCACCGTCGAAAGAGTTCGAGGCCGACGTGCTCGACGGGCTGGTCGACGCCGGCGGGAATCCGCTGGTGACGTGGGCGATCTCGAACGTGCGCGTGCAGACCGATAACAAAGAAAACATTTACCCGACAAAAAAACGCAGTCGCGGCCGGATCGACCCGGTGATCGCCGCGCTGATCGCACGCAAGCTCGCCGCGCTCGACCTGTCGCCGGCAACGGCCGACGATCCCGATCTGATCGTGGCATGACCCGCCATCAGGGGCGCGTCGTGCGGTCGTGGCTGATCGTGATCGTCCGCGCGATCGAACTCGGCGACGGCGACGCCGCGTATCGGCTGACGCGCGGACTGGTGCGCCGCCTGCGCGAGTTCGGTCTGTGGAGTGATCGCGACCTTCCGTAGGCGACGGATCCGCAGCTAGTCGTCGTCGCCGTCGTCGCCGTCGTCGTCGTCGGGACGCTCGAGGCGCCGGCGCAGGAACGCCGACAAGTTGTCGACGCGCGCGGCTTGCGCTTGCTGACACAGTCGGTCGTACTGCGCGGCCGGCACGCGAAGATTGACAGTCACCGACGGGGCACCGCGTTGCAGGGGCGGCCGGCCGGGCGGTCGACGGTCTGGCATGCGCACCCAGTGTGCGCGCCCGGGTTTTGTAACGCAAATCTAGACACGCCGCCGTTCCCGACGCACCGTCACCGTATTGCCGTTGTTCAACTGGCGACCGCCGTGCGTGCTCAAGCGGGTGATCGTGAACGTCACATATAACCCGGCCGAAGCGCTCCAAGGTTTGCTCTGGTCGTCGCGTCGCGGGTGGCTGACGCTCCGCGACGTGTCGGCCCTGACGCCGGGATCACCGCCGACACGGGTCGACGGTGACGTCGTGATCGCCGTCGAGAACGTCGCCTACTTTCAGGTGCTCGAGCCGTGATCGTGCAATCCGGCTCGCAGTTGCGCGTCGTCGCCGGCGCCGGCGCACCGGCCCTGTCGTTCGCCGGCGCGGCGAGTCCCGGCATGACGCGGTCGACGCTCTACCAGTCGCCGCAGTCCGACGTCTATGCGCGCATCTACGCGGGACAGCCGAACATTCGGATCCCGATCGACTTCCTCGCCGGCAACGTCGCGCAGCTCGGGCTGCACGTGTTTCGGCGTGTCGACGACACCGATCGCGTGCGCCTCGCCGATCATGAACTGGCGCGCTGGCTGTCGCGCCCGAACCCGGCCACGTCGCAGTTTCGGCTGATCGAGTCACTGCTCGGCGACTATGGCGTCTTCAAAAATGCGTACTGGCTGAAACTCCGGTACTACAACGACGAGTGGGGCGCGAACGCGATCGGGCTCCTGCGCTTGCCGCCGGATCAAATGCGCGTCGTCGGCGGCCTCCTGCCGATCGCGTTCGTGTGGACGAATCCGTACGACGGCCGGCAAAAGGAATTCGCGCCGTCGGAGATCGTGTACTTCGGCGGCTATAACCCGATCAATCCGCTGATGGGGCTGTCGCACCTGGACACGCTGCACGGCGTGATCACCGAGGACGCGGCCGCGACCGAGCACCGGCGCAACTACTGGCGCAACGCGTCACGGCACGAAGGTGTGATCGAGCGGCCGAAGGACGCCGGCAAATGGACGCCGGCGCAGAAACAGTCGTTCCGCGAACAGTGGCAGCAGCGGTTCGCCGGCGGCGATAACGCCGGCCTGATCGCCGTGCTCGAGGAGGGCATGTCGTTCAAGGCGACGGCGTTCTCGCCGAAGGATTCCGAGTTCGTGCAGGGCGGCAAGTTGCGCCGCGAAGTGACGGCCGCTGAATTCAACGTGCCGCAGCCGTCGATCGGCATCCTCGATCACGCGACGTTTTCCAATATCAAGGAACAGCACAAGCAGCTCTATCAGGACTCGCTCGGGCCGACGCTCGAGATGGTCACGCAGGAGATCGAGCGGCAGCTGCTGATCGAATGCGACGACCGCACGAACGTGTATATCGAGTTCAACATCGCGGCGAAGCTGCAAGGCAGTTTCGAGGAACAGTCAAACGCGATCCGCTTGCTCGTCGGCCGGCCGGTCATGACGCCGAACGAAGCGCGCGCCCGGCTGAACCTGCCGGCGATCAAAAACGATCCGACCGCTGACCAGCTCGCGCCGCAGCAGGGCGGCCCGGCCGGCGCGTCGACGCCGGCGCCCATGGCGCCCGACGCCGAAGGCGCGGCCGTCGACACACCGGAACCGCCCGAACCCGCCGACCCGGCTGACGCCGCGCTCAGCATGACGTCGCTCGTCGTGACGGCGACGCGCGCCCGGCAGCGCGCCGCCCTTCGGCGCGTCGCACCGGCCGAGCGCTCGACGGTGTTTTTCGCGCAGATCGATCGCTGGAATCGCGAGCTGACCGCCGACCTGACGCCGGTACTGGGCGCCGAAGAAGCCGCGCGCGTCGCCGTCGAGAAGAACGTCGAACTGTTCACGGCGCTCGAAGCGCTGGAGGCCGTCGTATGAATACTGCACCCGCCGACGACGTCACGCGCTACCCGCACGTGCTCGCGTTCGCGCTCGAGCACCCGTGGAACCTGCTGCCGTCCATGCTCGCCGTCGTCGCGTCGATCCTCGCGCGGCATGAGGCCGGCACCATGACGCGCGCCGAGATCGAGTCGGCGCTCGTCAACCGCAAGAACCTGCCACAGCCGAAGGTCGGCAACGTCGGGATCATTCCGGTGTACGGCGTGATCGCGCCGCGCATGAATGCCTTTTCCGAGATCTCGGGCGGCACGACGTTCGAGTCGCTGACGAAACAACTGCGCGCGGCCGTCGCCGATAAAAGCGTGCGATCGATCGTGCTCGACGTCGATTCGCCCGGCGGATCGGTCGCCGGCAATGCCGAGTTTGCGCACGAAGTCATGCGCGCCCGGCGCACGAAGCCGGTGATCGCGCAGGCGCAATACACGATGGCGTCGGCCGCGTATCAGCTCGCGGCGGCGGCGACCGAGATTGTCGCGGCGCCGTCGGCGCAGATCGGCGGCATCGGCACGTATTCGATCCACACCGACTTGAGCAAAGCGCTCGAAACGGTCGGCGTGAAACGCACCTACATTTCGGCCGGCGAGGGCAAAGTCGACGGGAACGAAACCGAACCGTTGTCGCCGGCCGCGCTCGAGCGCCGGCAGCTCGCCGTCAATCAGGCGTATGACACCTTCGTGCACAACGTCGTGCTCGGGCGCGGCGACGGCATGAGTGACGACCGCGTGCGCCACGAATGGAAAGCCCACGTTTACAGCGCCCCCGACGCGAAAGCGAACGGGATGATCGATCGGATCGCGACGCTCGACGAAACGCTCGCGCGTTTGACCGAGAGCACCAGCGACGATCGCGCCGCGCTCACTCCCGTGTCGGCCGACACGCCGCAGGCCCGTGAGGGATCCGGCCAGGATCGCCGCCGCGAGGCCGCGCTCGAGCGACAAGCGTTCGAGCTCCAACTCCTGATCCACGGAGAACGGTGATGAGACTGCCGATTAACACGACCCTGCTCGAGACGGAGCTGCGCGGCAAAACCGACGCGGCCGCCGCGCTGCTCGCGAAGACGGCGCGCGAGTGCGAGGCGCACGAAGAGAAGGACGCCGACGGGAAGGTGACCGCGAAAGGTCGCCTCATGACCGCCGACGAACGACAGGCAATCCAGAAGATCATCGACGACGCCAACGGCATTCGCGCCCAGCTCGCCGAAGCGAAGACCGACGAATCCCTGCGGCAGCAGATCGAGAAGCTGACGTCGGGCATGACGCGCGGCGACGCCGCCGACACGCGACGCGTCGCCTATAAGTCGCTCGGCCGCCAGTGGGTCGAATCGGAGTCGGGGCAGTTCTTCACCGAGAAGCGCCATCACGGATCGCGCAACTGGAATTCGCCGGTGTCGGAGCTGATCGAAGCGCCGAGCATGCGCGCGACCACGTTGACCGAAGACGTGGCGTCGGGCGGCAAGCTGCTCGTACCGCAGTACCTGCCGGGCATCACGCCGCTGATGTTCAAGCGGCTGACCATTCGCGACCTGCTCGCGTCGGGGCAGACCGACTCGCCGCAGATCGTCTACATGGTGGAGAAGACGTTCACGAACGCCGCCGCCGCCGTCGCCGAAGGCGCCGCGAAACCCGAGTCGGCGCTGGTGTTCGATCAGAAGGTGGAAAGCGTCGTCAAGATCGCGCACTGGCTGCCCGTCACCGAGGAAATGCTCGAGGACGTGTCGCAGATTCAGAGCTACATCGACGCGCGCCTGCGGCTCGGCCTCGACCTGACCGAGGAAGATCAGTTGCTCAACGGCAGCGGCGTCGCGCCCAACATGCTGGGCCTCCTCAACCGTGTCGGCCTGACGGTCGGCTCGGCGGTCGGCGCGGCACCGGACACGAACGCCGACGCGATCTTCCGGACCATGATGGCGGTGTTTAACGCGTCGTTTGTCATGCCCGACGGGCACGTGATCAACCCGGCGAACTGGCAGACGATCGCGCTCATGAAGACCACGTACGGCGAGTACATCGCCGGCGGCCCGTTCTCGCCGCTGCCGGTGCCGACGCTGTGGGGTCTGCCGGTCGATGTCACGCCGTCGATCGTCGCGAACACGGCGTTTACGGGCGCGTTCGCCACGCAAGCGCAAGTGTTCGATCGCGGCGGCGTCCGCGTCGAAGCGTCCAACTCGCATCAGGACTTCTTCATCAAGAACCTCGTCGCGATCCGCGCCGAGCGCCGCGAAGCGCTCTGCGTGTATCGGCCGGCGGCGTTCGCGAAGACGACCGCGCTCACGTAAAGCGCGCACGACCGCCGGGCGCGGCGCGCGCAGACCGCCGCGCGCCGGCGGCGTTTCCGTCAGCGGAAGGAGCAGTCGAAGTCATGGCGACCTACAACCAAGGCAGCAGCAACGACGTCGCCGGCGAATCGAACGCGCGCGCGGTGCCGGCCGTCTGGGCGACGGGCGTGAACCCGGCGACGCACGCACGCGACGGCGTCGCGTTCACGCTGCACGCGCTCGGCTCGGGGTTCGCGGCCGGCTCGGTCCTGAACTTCGACGGCGTCGACAAGGCGACGACGGTCGTGTCGCCGACCGACGTCAGTGCGTCGATCACGTTGCTCGGCACCGAGGCCGTGCGCACGGCGCCGGTCGTCGTGAAGTCGGGCAACGGCGTGTCGTCGCCCGTTCCGTTCAGCGTCACGTAACACGGAGGGCAAAGACTCATGGCGACTTACAACGACGACGGTACGCACACCTACGTGCCGGGCGAATCCAACGACCGCGCCGTGCCGGCCGACCCGCCGGTCGATCCCGACGCGCCGGCGCCCGATCCGCCGACGCGCAAAGACCACACGCGCGACGCGCACAAGCACCGCGAGGCCTGATGTTCCTGCGTCGTGATCCCGGCCCGTGTCCCGTCGACGACGCCGCGCATACGAGCTGCTGCGCGCCGGCGCCGACGGGCATCGTCGTCGTGCAGCTGCCGGCGCGTGACGGCGTCGTCGACCCGCCGATCGTGGGCGCGCTCGCGGTGCCGCCGCTCGCCGGCGAAGTGCCGACGGCGCCGACGCGCGCCGAGCAACTGCAGGCGACGCTGCCGCCCGGCCAGTTCACGACCGGCACGTATCGCCGGAAAAAGGGATCGCGCTAATGGGGATCACGATCAATTGGGCGAACTGGCAGACGTGGCAGTCGTACGCCTACCGGGTGGACCCGCGCTATCCGCACGCGATTTCGGTGTGCACCGTGCAGCCGACCGAGGAACCGATCACGCTCGAGCAGGCGAAACTGCGCGCCGGCTTGTCGTGGACGTCGGGCGGCTCGCCGGCGGATCCGCGCGACGACCTCATGCTGTCGTTTATCAAGGCGGCGCGATCGAAGGTCGAGCACGACACCGGCCTCGCGTTGATCACGCAGACCCGCGACGTCTATTTCGACGCGGTGCGCGGCACCGTGATCGTGCTGCCGTGGCAGTGCATGCCGTTGCAGGCGGTCACGTCGATCGAGACGATCGACACGGCCGGCGCGGTGCACGTCATGGACCCGGCGAGTTACGTCGTCGACGGCGCCGGCGGCCGGATCGCGCTCGCGCAAGGCGCCTCATGGCCGAGCAACCTGCGTGCGTTTCAGCCGTGGACGATCACGCTGGTCGCCGGCTGGGAGGACGCCGCCACGCTGGCGGCCGACGCGCCGGCCCTGACGCACGCCGTCGGGCTGCTGACCGCCCACTATGCGACGACCGGTCGCGACGTCGTGCTCGAGGATCGGCGCGTGATTGAAACGCCGCAGGGGTACGCCCAGATCCTCGAGCCGTACCTCCCGATCACGCTGGTGTGACATGGGCGCACGCATCGGCCCGACCACGTCGATCGGCGCGCGTCCGAATCTGGTGCAGTTCCAGAATCCCGGCGCCGCCGTGCCCGACGGTGACGGCGGCTACACGCAAGGGTGGGCCGACCTCGATCCGGCGACCATGTTCGTCGCGATCACGGCGGCGACGCAGGCCGCAATCGAACGCCGCACGCCGGCCGGCGCCTCGATCGCCACGGCGACGCATTTGATCACCGGCCCGTTTCACCCGGGCGTCACGACGAAGACCCGGATCCTGTTCGACGGGCGCGAATTCCACGTCAACGCCGTCACCGACGTCGACGAGGCCGGCGTCGAAATGATCCTGACGTGCACGGAGCTGGTCGCATGAACAAGCTAAGCATCATTGGCTTGCCGGAACTGCGCGCCGCGCTGCTCGCGCTGCCGAAAGAACTGGTCGACGAGGCGAGCGACATCGTCGAGGACTCGGCGCAACGCGCGGCCGCCGACATTATCGCGAGCTATCCGTCGCGCACGGGCAACCTGCGGAAGGGGATCCGCGTCAGTCGGCGCCGGCTGTCGAATTTCGCGGTGTTGGCGTTCGTCGTGCAGCGCGCGCCGCACGCGTGGATTTTCGAGCACGGCACGCAGGCGCGGCACAACGCGATCGGCGCGAACCGGGGATCGATGCCGCCCGGCTGGGTGTTCGTGCCGCGCGTCATGCGCTACCGCGCCGAAATGTATCGCCGTCTGGCCGCGATGGTCGAGCGCCACGGCCTCGAGGTCACGTACGCGGAGGCGGCATGACGCAGGCGCGCGCCACGGCGGCGACGCCGCCGGTCGACTCGTCGAACATCGACAACGCGCTCGTCACGTTGCTCGGGAACGATCCGGCCTTGCTCGCGCTCTGTCCCAACGGCGCGTACATCGACGAGGCGCCGCCGGGCGCGACGCGCTTCGTGATCGTCAGTCTGGTCGAAGAAGTCGACGTCGACGTGTTCGGCCAGCGCGCCTACGAAGACGGCCTGTATGCGATCGAGGCGCGCATGCTGGCGTCGGCCGGCGGCGATATCAAAGCGGCGGCCGCGCGGATCGACGCGCTCCTGCAGGATCAGCCGCTCACCGCCGCCGGGTTCGTGTGGATGGCGATGTACCGCGAAACGCGCATACGCACGACCGAGGTCGACGACGTCGATCCGTCGATTCGCTGGCTCCGTCGGGGCGGGAACTACCGGGTGCAAATGACGATCGCATGACGCGACCGTCGACGGGCGATCGGGTCACTACTGGAAAGGGCACACCATGATTTTGAGTGGTCGCTACGGCAAGGTTTTGTACGATCCGCTCGGCATCACGCCGGTCGAGATCGCCTCCCTCAACGGTTTCAAGCTGTCCCTGAAAACCGACTACGAAGACGTCACGTGCTTCGGCGACCTGAACAAGGTCTACGTGCCCGGCCTCAAGGACGTCAGCGGCACGGTGTCGGGGTTCTGGAACTCCGACGACACGACGCTGTTCGACGCGGCCGACGCGGTCACGCCGGGCATGCTCGAGCTCATCCCCAACAGCAGCACCGGGGAAGCCACGTTCAAGTGGTCGGGCCTCGCCTACATGGACGCCGACATTGACTGCTCGCTCGCCGCGCCGAAGGTGTCGGGCACGTTCAAGGCCGCCGGGCCGTGGACCCGTGGCGGCACGCTGCTCGCCGCCGGCGCCGGTGCCTCGCGCGAACGGCCGCGCGCGTAACGGCGCGACGCGTCGGTGTTCCAAAACCTGACGGTGCACGGCGGCACGGCGTCGCTCCTCTGGGGCTATCGCACGGCCGCCGTCGTCGGCGCGTGGCGCGCGTCGAAGAGCGTCGACGGTGCGTGGCAACTGGCCGCGACGGTGTCGCACGTCGACGCCGCGCAGCTCGAGCAGTGGCGCCTCGTCTCGCGGGATCGGTCGGCGACCGGTGCCCCGTTGCGACGGCAAGGCATGCCGCTGCTGTTCACGGCGCCGCACGCGCACGGGTTCTGGACATGGACGGTCGAAGCGCTCGAGATCGGCGGCGGCGCGCTGTACGCGACGCTCGGGCCGCCCGAACAATAACCACACGAAGGGCACTGGTATGAATCGTTTTCCACCGCCGTCCGTGACGACGTTGAAGATCTCGCACGGCGACACGCTGATCGTGAAATCGCGCCTCAACGCCGGCGAGTCGCGCGCGGCCTACGCACGCATGATCGTCGAGGGGCCGCACGGCGAACCACGGATCGATCGCGTGCGGCAGGGTATTGCCGTCGTGCTCGCCTATCTCGTCGACTGGTCGCTCGTCGACGGTGACGGGCACGTCGTCGTGATTCGCCAGCAGCCCGAAGCGGTCGTCATGGCGGCGCTCGACGCGCTCGACACCGACAGTTACCTCGAGATCAAGGACGCGATCGAAATGCACGACGCGAGCGTGCTCGCCGCACGGCTCGCGGAAAAAAACGAACCGGGTGGCGCGACCGAGTCGTCAGCGATCTCGCCATTGCCCGTCGCTGTCACTGGCGATACGAATGGATCGCCGAGCTAGATCCCGACGTCTACGACGTGCTGGTCGAAGAGTTGAACCGAGAAAGTCGCGAGGCTGACGCGGAGTCCTAATGGCGCAACTCACCGGAAAATTCGGTGCTGATTTCGAGCCGTTTTACGCGGCCGTGCAAAAGGCCGACGTCTCGCTGAAGAACTTCGAGTCGGGCGCCGGCCGTGTCGGCTCGACGCTCGACAAAATGGTGAATTCGTTCTCCGGCAAGAAGGTGATCGAAGACGCCGCGATGATGGAGAAGGCGTTTCAGGAGCTGGCGAAAAACGGCGTCGGCCTGACGACAGCGGAGCTCGAGCGCATGGGCCGCACCGCGCAAGAGGCCGCCGAGAAAATGAAAGCGATGGGCGTCACGGTGCCGCCCGGGATCCAGAAGATCGCCGACGCCGCCAAAGCCGCGAACAAGGAGACGACCGACTGGCAGGGCATGCTGGGCGGCATGGCCGGCACGATCGGCGTGACGTTCGGGGCGAGCGCCGTGATCGGGTTCGCGAAATCGGTCGTCGACGCCGGCAGCAAGATCAACGACATGTCCGAACGGCTCGGGATCTCCACCGACGCCGTGCAGGGGTTCCAGTACGCCGCCGAGCAATCCGGCTCGACGCTCGACGCGGTCGGCAACGCGCTCGGGAAGATGAACGAAAAACTGGCCGGCGGCGACAAAGCGACGGTGTCGGCGCTCGCGGCGTTGCACCTGAAGTTCAACGACATTCGCAGCATGAAGCCGGAAGACGCGTTCCTCGCGATCACCGACGCGCTGCAGAACGTCGCCGATCCCATGGAACGCACGCGGCTCGGCACCGAACTCATGGGCAAGGGGTTCAAGGAAATTCTGCCGGCCGTCACCGAAGGATTCCGCGCGACGGCCGCCGGCGCGACGAAAATGTCGGCCGACGCCGTCAAGGCGTGCGACGAACTCGGCGACGCGTGGTCGACGTTGTCGACCAACGTCAAGGCGAAGTCGGCCGAGATCATTTTGGCCGGCCTCGACATCGTCAAGAACCTGAGCAAGTGGGACAACGTCAAGCTCGCGATGGCGCAGGTATTCACCGGCAGCGGCGCGTCGGCGCTCGCGTTTGCCGGCGCGATGGAAGCCGGCGCGCGCGCGTCGACCAACGTCAAGGACGTCGTGTTGACGCTGCCCGGGCCGGTGCACAAAACAAAAGAAGAACTCGACGCCGCTGCTGCGGCCGCGAAGAAGTACGCCGACGAAATGAAAGCGCTGGCCGATCAGTTCTCGGGCGCGACGGCGACGGCGAAACTCAAGCAGCTCGATATCACCTTCCGCAATCTGACGGCGAGCGGCCGGCTGACAAAAGAAGGTATGGCCGCGCTGTCTAAGGAAGCGATGCAGCTCGCCAACGAGGGCGGCACGCTGACGCCGACGCTGCTCAATCTGGTGCTCGCGACCGGCGACCTTGCGCCGAAGCTCGATAAAGGCGCGCTGAGTGTTGAAAATCTGGGATCAAAAGTCGAACTCACGATCCCGAAGCTCGAGGGGTTCAACGCCGCCGTCGTCGACCTCGCCGCGAAAACGAAAGAGGGATTCGGCGGCCTCGACAATCTCGGGTTCAAAGCGGCCGACGGATTCAAGGAAGGCGCGAAGTCGATCGAGGAGTCCGCGAAGCGCGACGCCGACGCGATCAAATCGATCGGCAATGCGTTCGGGCAACTGGCGAATATCGCCGGCGGCGGCAAACTCGGATCGCTGTTCGGCAGTTTGCAGGGGCTGACGTCAAACCTGGCGCTGGCGAAAGACGCCAACGAGAAGTTCGGCGGCAGTGCGGGAATCGCCAGCGGCATGTTCAGTGCGCAGGCGTCGACGACGGAAAAGTGGGCGAGCGCGACGCAGTCGGGCGCGGCCGTCGTCGGCGGCGCGATGGAAGTGTGGACCGCGACGACGAACGCGGGATCGAAGGCGGCCGGCACGTTTCAGGGCGCGGTCGCCGGCGCGAAAGCCGGCGCGGCGTTCGGCCCGTATGGCGCGGCGATCGGCGCGGCCGCCGGCGCGATCGTCGGGTTCGTGCGCGCGGCGACGGCCGGTCGCAAGGCCGTCGAAGACTTCGCCGGCAGTATGGGCGGGTTCGACGCGTTGCACGTGCAGCTCAATCGGCTCGGCGCCGAGGGCGAAAAACTGTGGGTGAACCTGACGCAAGGCGTGAACAAAAGCAATCCGGCCGAAGCGAAGAAAGCGATCGACGCGATCACGGAAGCCCTCAAGCACATTCCGCCGACGATGGCCGAACAGGTCGCGACCGCCGGGTATCAGACCGCCGACGCGCTCAAGAAGACGGCCGCCGACGCCGTCAAGCTCTGGGAGTACATGCGCGACAGCGGCACGTTCACGGCGAAGGACGTCGCCGACGCGTGGCAGAAAGCGCAGGACGCGATCGCGGCGAGCGGCGACGAGCAAATGACGCAGTCAACCGCCGCCCTCGACGCGGCGAAAAAGAATCTGTCGGACCTCGACGCGCAGATCAAGTCGCTGCAGGATTCGATCAATAGCGAGGCGCCCGAGGAGGTCATGGGCGTCGTCGAGGCGCAGTCGCGCGCGCAGCTGTCGGCCCTGCAGCAGCAGCGCGAGATCGCGGCGAAAAACCTCGAGGACTTGCAGCAGTCGAACACCGACGCACTCGCGGCCCTGACGACCGCGATCACGAACATTCCGACGGACATCGCGATCAAAGTGAACCTCGATTATGGCGGCGGCGCCGCGCCGACGGCGCAGCACTTCGCCGGCGGCGGGTTTGTCAGCACGCCGCGCACGGCGGTCGTCGGCGACTCGGCCGAATACATTACGCCGCGCACGTCGATCAGCATGCTCGCCAGCGAAATCGTGCGCGCCGGCAACGTGGCGAGCGGCGGCGGCATGGCGACCTACGTGCAGCCGAGCGCGACGGCCGCGCACGTCGAACAGCAGATCGTCGTCAAGGTCGGCGACGCCGTGATCGCGCGCGCCGCCGTGTCGGGCATGCCGCGCCAGTTCACCTTGCAGGGAGTCTGATCGGTGGCGTGGTCCCTCACGATCGCCGGCGTCGACCGGACGCATAAGATCCTCAACGTCACGCCGCCGCGCCTGACGATCAACGTCAACGAACGCGCGACGGCGCACTTTGCCTGTCACCCGTCCTTCGAGCCGCAACGCTTCGACGACGTCGTGATCACGTACGACGGCACGAATCCGGCGTTTCGCGGCCTTGTCCTGCACCGCACGATTGTCCCGATCGCCGACGAAAAGGTGCCGTACCGCACCGACGTCGATTGCATCGACTACGGCGCGACGGCCGACTGGGTGTTCGCGACGCTGAATTATCCGAGTCCCGTTACGCTGAAACAGGTACTCAGCGACTTGTGCGCGACGCAACTCGGCGCGTTCGGGATCACGCTCGATCCGACGCAGACCGTCGGGCCGACGCTGGCGCCGTTTGCGTGGAATAACAAGCGGGTGTCGGACTGCCTGCGGGAACTCATGGATCGCACGGGGTACGTGTACGGCGTCGGCCCGTACCGCACGCTCGGCGCGGAGTTGCCCGGCCAGCAGATCGCGGCGCTGTCGATCACCGACGCGGCGCCGCATATCAAAAGTCTGAGCTGGACCGATCCCGACGGCGTGCCGACAAATTACCTCGTCGTGACGTGCGGCCCGGCCGGCGGCGCGTACCAACCGTATCAGCCGGCGTACGACATCGTCGCCGACGGCGTCGCGACGTATTGGAAAATTCCCGGCCCGGTGCCCGGCGTGCTGTCGTCGATCCCATGGACACCGGAGGGCGGCAGCGGCTCGCTCAAGGTTGACGGGTACGTGCGGCACTGCTTCGTCGGTTTTGAAGAATTTATCTGGAACGAAACGACGACGACGCTCAGTGTCGGCAGTGCGCCCGTGCCGACGGCCGGCCAGCACCTGACGTTCCAGCGAAACTTTCAGTACCCGTTTACGGTGATCGCCGACGGCGGCGTCACGCCACGGATCGCGCAACTGGTGTCCGCGCCCGACGTCATGGCGTACGAACCCGCGCAGGAACTCGCCGACGGCCTGCTGTCGCAACTCAATCAACAGCCGCGCAAGCTCAGAGTCGTGTCGACGGAGCTCGGGTGGATTTACGCGACCGGCAACCTAGTGCAAATCGATCTGACCGGCCGCATGCGCGGCTCGGCCGTGATTACGGGCATGACGATCGAGATCCGCGCGCAGCGGCACGGCGATCCGTTGTGGATCTTCGACATGGACGCGCAAGAGAACGCCGACGCGTATCAAGGCTCGGTGCTCGACCAGTGGCGCACCCTACTGAAGGGCGGCAACCTCGACGCGTCGTCGTCGAGCGCGATCTCGGTGATCGCCGGCACGCCGGCATTCGGCGCCGTCGCGCTCGTCGCGCCGACCTCGCCGAACCGACTAACGAAGTGGGCGAACGCGAACACGCTGACCGACTCGCGGATCTGGGAACCCGGCGCGAATCAGATCAACATCGACGGGCGCGTGTTTGCGGTCGATCCCGATCCGTTCTTCGCGTTGCAGGACACCGACGCGCCGGCGGATCATCGAGTCTGGCTCTGGCACTCCCAAGGAAACGGCGACGCCTCCTTCCAGTGGGTACCCGACGACTTTTCAAGCGTCGGAACGGTGCTGATCCTCAAGCGTAGCGGCGACGTGCTCGTCGGCAGTACGTTGACGGCGGCGGCGCTCGCCGGCAATGGCGCGGCGATCACGGCGTTGAACGCGACGAACCTGACGAGCGGCACCGTGCCCGACGCGTGCTTTCCCGCGATCCTGCCGGCGGTGTCGGGCGCGAACCTGACAAACCTGAACGCGTCGCAGATCACGACCGGCACGCTGCCCGACGCGCGGCTGTCGGCGAATATTCCGCGCCTCAACGCGGCGTCCAACGTCTTCACCGGGACGCTGCAGGCGGCGAGTCTCGGCACGACGCCGCTCGACGCGACGCAACTGACCGGCACGATCAACAACGCGCGCATTCAGGTGTCGACGCCGTCACGCTTGCTCGGGCGCGGCTCGAGCAGTGCCGGCGCCATGCAGGAGATCACGCTCGGCACCGGCCTCGCCATGACGGGCACGACGTTGTCGGCGAGTGGCGGCGGCGGCGCCGGCGCCGACCTCCTCGACTACGTCGGCCCGTTTGTCACCGGGCCGGCGTATCACGACGGCGACATCGTGATCGGCGCCGACGGGATCGCGTACTTGTGCGTCGTCGAAGGCACGACGACGCCGCCGGAACCGTGGCCCGGCACCGGGATCATTACGTCCGTCGGGCCGCCCGGGCCGGCCGGGCCGGCCGGGCCGCCAGGGCCGAGCGGCGTCAATGCGGCCGTGGACGCGAGCTACTGGACCGCGACGCCGCACGCCACACTCACGAACGAACGCGCGCTTAGTAGTCTCGCGAATGGCTACGTCAAGAGCACGGCCGGCGAGCCGTCGACCGTCGCGACAATCCCAGTCGCCGACGGCGGCACGGGCGCGACGACGGCGAGCACGGCGCGCACGAATCTCGGGTGTGGCAACGTGGCGACGGCCGTCTACAGTGGCGATCCGTCGACGTTTCTGCGCGGCGACGGCGCGTGGATCAATCCGGCGCAGCAACTCGCGGTCATTCCGTCGGGCATGGTCGCGATCTTTCTGGGCGCGGGGTGTCCGCCCGGGTGGACGCGCGTCGCCGGGTTCGACGGCGTCTTCCTGCGCGGCGCGCCGGTCGCAGGTCCGTCTGGGGGATCGGCCTCGCACTCGCACGGGCCGGGCACGCTCGCGGCGGCCTCGCACGCGCACGGCGCCGGCACGCTCGCCGGCCCGAACCATAACCACGGCGGATCGATCAGTGTGCCGATCACGATCTTCGGCACGACGAACGCGCGCGGCGATCACAATCACTCCGCGACGCTCGGTGGGGCGAGCGACAGCCGCTGGGTGCAGACCGGCACCGGCAGCGGTGGCAACTATGCGGTGGACTACCACACGCACAACGTGGCGATCGCCAACAGCGGCACGCACACGCACGATCTCGGCGCCTCGACGACCGGCACCGGCAACATTCCCAACGACGGCGGCCAAGGTGTCAGCGGCAGTACCGCAGCGGCGGCGGCGGCGGTGAGCGGCACGACCGACGCGGCGAGCAATCTGCCGCCGTTTGGTGACGTCCTCTATTGCATGAAGAACTAACACCATGATTCTTGATTTTCGCGACGACTTGGGGCGCCGGCATTTTGAATTCTGCTTCGTCGGGTTCGTGCTCGGCGGATCGATGCAGGACAAGAAGGGCATGACGGTCCTGCGGCGCGAGGTCGCGCTGTTTGCCAAGCTCGAGGAGATCAGCGAACCGAAACCGTGCGGAAAAAAGATGGTCAACGGCGAACCCGAGCGGCAGCTCCTCCCGAACGGCCTGCTGGAGCTCGACGTCGTCGAGTTTGATCTCCTCTATGGCTACGTGTCGGTGACGCCGTGGCAATCCGGCACGCCGGCGAAATACGCGCTCGACACGCTCGATTGGCTCGCGGCCGCGAGTCGGGAGGCGGCGACGCCATGAGTGGACCGCCCGATCCCGCGACGACGGAATGGGTGCCGATCTGGAACCCGACGACGGAAGGTCCGGTCGGCCCGGCGGGGCCGGCGGGGCCGGCGGGGCCGGCGGGGTCAGCCGTGGCGCATCACGTCACGCACGAAACGGGCGGCACCGACGCGATCGCCGCGCTGGCTGGTGGCGTGATCACGACGGGCACGGTCGCCGACGCGCGGCTGTCGGCGAATATTCCGCGCCTCAACGCCGCGAACACGTTCACGGCGAATCAGGCGATCACGGGCACGCTCGGCGTCAGCAGCACGATCACCGAGCGCGGTCGCGCGCTGCCGGTCGGCGTATGGCAGGACTACGCAACGGTGCTGAGTTGCCCGACGGCCGGCGTCACCTTCGCGGCGACGAGCCGCGATACCGGGTACGCGCAGAGCGGCACGACGCTGTTCCTGCGCGTGAATTTCGACGGGGGCACGGTATCGGGCGGCAGTCCGACCGAGGTGCGCTTCACCATTCCGGCAGGGTTCACGCTGGTGAAGACGTTTCAGGTGCCGGTGTGGCTGATCATCAATGGCGCGAACGAAGTTGGCTGGATGATGGCGATCGGGGGCACCAACTACATTCGCATTCTGCGCCCGACCTTCGGCGCGATCCCGTCGGGCGCGACACTGCTCGTCTACGGGTACCTGATTTGCGAGGTCACAGGAGGCTAAACGGTATGGCGAACGACAGTTATACGCAGCAAGCGCTCGGGCGCGATCCGAATTTCCACACGCGGATCCGCGCGAACCTCATGGCCGTCGCGTGGCAAGTGATCGAGGAAGCGCCGACGGTGCCCGACCACGCGGCGCGTGCGACGTTTGCGCACCTTGTGATCAGTGCGCCCGACCTGTACGTGCCGGCCGTCGCGTCGTGGATTGTGATTCGCCCGAACCTGATCGCCTTCGATAC